TACCGTATATGGCAGTAGGGCCTAATTGACGGTTTTCAGGGTCATAATATCGTAGATGTTCTGCAGCATTTACATAATTTCCTTGTATCATATTATTAAAATATCCCGGAAAATTAGTTGACACGCCCCAAAAAGCATTTCTAACTAATATTGACAATGCGTTAGGAGGTATTTCATTAAGATTTATATCTCTACTTTTTAAAATATTTTCTATGTTTGTTTTTTTACTATCATAATCCTTTTCTAGTTGCTTCTCTAAATCTGTTTTTGAAACAAGCACGTCTGGTTTATATATAGTATCAAACTCATTCGGCAATACTTTATGTCCATATC